TGGAGGTCTTCTTCGCCGGCAGCGGGGCGAAGACGATGTTGGTCAGCAGCCCCGTCTTGTCGGTGGTCAGGGCCCCGCCCACGGTGCCGTACATGGCGGTCTGGGCGGTCGGGCTGGTGTTAATCTCGAGGACCTTGCCGGCGTCGACGGTGAACGGCACGGTGATGTTGCGGCCGTTGATGCCGACCACCGCCGAGGTGATCGGGCCGTAGATGCGCCACACCACGTAGGTCTCGACGTCGCCGGGGTTCTTGATCGCCGCCTCGGTCAGGTCGCCGCCGGAGGAGATCGTGAGCCCGGGCCCGCCGGAGGCGGGGAAGAACGGGGCGGGCGAGGTGGCCCGCCACGCCCCGGTGACGGAGTCGCCTTCCCAGAAGGGCTGCTCGGCCACCAGGTTGATCCCGTAGGCGGACCAGCCATCCAGCACCACGTCGTGGTCGAAGGTGACCTGGCTGTCATCGGCGAAGCGCAGCTCGATGCTGCGCGTCTGCCCGTCCGGGGTGGTGACCACCCAGGTGCCGGTCTGCTGCGGGTCCATGGTCTGCCAGAACGCCCGGTCCTTGATGACCCAGGCGTCCGAGCCGGCCCCGGTGTAGACCTGCAGCGGCCAGAAGACCTCACGGACGTCGACGTGGAGGCCCCGCCACCGGGCGCCCGGCACGGATGCGTGGACGGCCCGGTGGTGGACGATCGGCGGCATGGCCATGCCACGCACCCCCGGCATCATGACGGTGCCGTCAGTGGCGTCGGAGAGGGTCCATTCGGACCCGTCCGCGCCGATCCATTTCATGTCGAGCCCGGTCCATTCGACCGGGGCCTTCGGTGGCGGCCGGAGCGCGCCAATTACTACGCCCACAGGGGGGCCTCCTTAGTTGATGCCGGCGACTGACAGGGCGTCATGCTGCAGCTGGCGCAGCTTCCGCACGGCCCCGTCCGGGTCGACGGTGTTGATGGTGCCGACCGTGACGGAGGTCTGGGACGTCCGCGACGGGGCGGTGGTGGTGGCGCCGGCCAGCCCGCCGTTGACGAACTGCTCGGCCCGGTTGATCGTGTAGCCGAAGTCCTTGGCCACCTGGGCGAGGATCGCCACGGAGCGGGGGCGCTTGGACTTGGCGTAAGGGAGGTAGGCCTCGCCCTGAGTTTCGGGCTCGGCCCACACACGTAGCGGGCCGCCGGGCTTGGTGATCTGGGCGACGTGGCGCTCGATCCCCCCGTTGGCGAACTGCTTGACATGCCGGCCGTTGACGTCCAGGATGCCGCCGTTGGCGACGGGCACCCGCTGTCCGCCCCGGGGGACGAAGTCCGGCGTGTTCAGCTGGTTCACGACGACGTCGATGTAGGCCCTGCGCCTGGCCGCCAGGTTATCCAGCGCCCGCTTGGCATCGGCGAGGGAGATGTTGTTGACCGCCGCATAGATCAGCGCCTGGTAGTCGCCGCCGGCCCCGGTCATGATTTTCAGGATGGCCTCGGCCAGGCCGGGGACGTCCTTGGCGACACTGAGGATGGACTGGAAGTCGCCCTCTACCCACGTCTTGTTGGTCTGGTTGAGCAGCGCCGTGATGGCGTCCTGCGCCGGCTTCGGCAGGGCGTCGAGCTTGGCTTTGTACTCGCTGTTGACGAAGGCCCTGGCCGCGCCGTCGGCGTCCGTGATGGCCTGGAGGGCCCTGTCCGGGTTGGCGTCCAGGAACATCTGGAACCTCTGGCCGTCGAACTTCTGGCCGATGGCCGTCATCATGGCCTGGGCCTTGGCGGCCGCCTCGGTGGCGCCTTCCAAGGAGACCTTCAGGACCCATTCTTTGCCGAAGACCTTTTCCCACTGGCCCTGCACCTTGTCGGATGCAACGCCGGAGGCCGTGGCCAGATCGTTGTAGTCGCCCTTGTGGTCCTTGACGAATTGCTGGGCGTCGTTGAACGCCTGCACCGTGTTCTTGCCCTGGTCCAGGGCGGCGTCGTAGGCCGCCTTGGCTCCGGACCAGACGTTGTTGACCTCGTCAACGAGCGCCTGGTTGAGCTGCATGACGGCCTTGTTACCGGTGGCGACGTTGAGGAAGCCGTTCTTGCCGTAGATGGAGGCACCCAGCTCCTGCAGCTGCGGCTTCAGCGAGATGGCCGACTCGCGGATGTCGTTGAGTCCCTTGACGTATTCCCCAAGGTTTTCGGCGACCTTCTGCGCGGCGTCCTGCGGGGTCAGCAGTTCCAGGGTCTTGCGCATGGCGTCGACCTTGGAGGCGCTGGAAGAGAACCTGTCCGTCAGCACGCGGGTCGCGGCCGCGGCTTCGCCGAGGCCCTTGGCCGACTTCATTGCCGCGGTCCAGAGATCTTCCACGGCGCCAGTCTCGTTCGAGATATTGATGCCGGCCTGCTTGGCCACCTCGGAGAAGAGCTTGTTGCTGTGCCTGCCGGCGTCGATGCTGTTCCTGTTGTCATCGATGGTCCGGCCCAGGATGGTGGCCGCATCGTTCTGGTTCGTGAGGTGGTCGGTCAGTTCCGCACTCGAATCACCGGTGGCAGCCTGGATGTCAGCCATGTTCGCGTAGTTGCTCTTGGCCTCGTCGACCTTCTTCATGATGTTGTCCCAGGCGGAGCCGCCCTTCAGGACGGCGTCCGTGACTTCCTGGGTTCCGAAGCCGAGCTTCTGCGCGGCCTCGTAGGCGCCGGAGTCCACAAGCTTCTTCAGGGCAAGCTTGGTCGTGGCTTCACCGATGGCGTCACCCATGGAGTGGGCGGCCTTGGCGTCGGCCATGAGGGCGTCCGCGTACTCGTTGGCGAAGGGGGTCGCGTTCCGCTGGGAGGTCGCGAAGGCGGTCAGGGCCCCCGCACCAACGGCCGTCGCGGCCGCCAGCAGGATGCCGACGCCGGGGATCAGCAGCTGCATCCGGGCGGACGTGAAGGCTGCCGTCACGCCGAAGGCCTCCAGTGCCCCGGTGACGAGCGGGAGGACCGTCCTCACAAAGGCCATCGAGGTGCCGATCGAGAAGATGCCGACAGCGATGCCGGCGAGGATCGGTGCCGGGATCGAGGCCAGGAATCCGGCCGCGCCGACGGCGAAGTCGGTCATCATGCCGACGATGGGCAGGAGCCCGCCACCGATGTCCGTGAGCCCCTGAGCGAAGGCCGGAATGACCTCCCGGGCTATGGACGCGAGGGCTGGACCCAAAATCGAGACGACGGTCGTGCCGATCTGGATGAGCTGGGGCAGGAAGGGCTCCAGGGCGGCCCAGGCCGTGGTCAGGGCGCCTGCCAGTTCGTGGAACAAATTCTTGAACAGTGGCCCCGAATCGGTGGCCACCTGCCCCAGGATTTGCCCGAAAGTCTGCAGGATGGTCACGATGTCCGCGGCAGCCGGGCGCAGCGAGACAAACATCTGCTGGACCCCACCGAGGAAGGCCGTCAGCCCGGTGTTGAGTCGGGGGCTGGAGATCACGTCGCCGATGACGGCGATGAAGGATCCGAGCGCCCGCCCCGCGCCGACCAGGGTGTTCTTTACGGTCACCGAGAAGACATCCATGGCCGGGCCAAGGGAGCCGAGGGCCTGGTGGAAGGAATTTGAGGCTTCCCGGGCGCCCTGGAAGATGACCTTCATGTTCTGCTGGAAGCGGGTGCCGGAGGTGATGGCGTCGAGCCTGGCCATCATTTCGGAGAACGAGTGCAGGGTCAGGGCGCCGGCGGCCTGGGCAGCCGTGCCGATGTTGCCCCAGACCTTGACCAGGGACCCGGCGATGTTGAACAGGTCGTGCATTCCCTGGGTGCCGATGTCGATCCACCGCTGCAGGGTGCCGTCGGCGGAGAGCCGGTTGACCCAGTTGTCGAACCGGGTTGCGAAGTCATTGAAGGACCGGGCGATCCGGGGGAACGCGGCCGAGCCGACCACGGCAAGGGTATTGAAGGCATCCATAAAATCGGCCAGCCCGGTCTGGGCCAGGTCGAAGCCGTGGTTCAGGTTGGTGAAAAAGACCTTGATTCCGCCGTTCTGGGACATCCGGGTAAAGGAATCGAGGAGGTTGGAGAAGACGCCGCCGAGGGAGGTTGCCAGCCCGCCGAGTCCTGCGGACACCGAGGGCAGGGCGGTCTTGGTGAAGCGCAGCATTCCATCGCTGGCCTTGTCCCAGAAATTGGCCGAGATCGTCTGCCGCATTGCCTGGAAGATCGTCCGGACGTTCGCGGCGGCTTCCCGGCCCGCGGGGGCCAGGGCCTTGAGGGCCTTGGTGTCGCCGTTCACGGCAGCGCCGAAGTCCTTGAACACGCCCTTCATGACGATCATCGAGGCCCCGAGGCCGAGGATCATTGCCGGGGCGAGCAGGCCCGCCATCCGGACCACCTCGCCGACCCCGTTGCCGAGGGAGAAGATGTTGGCCGTCAGGGTCAGGACCCCGGAGGCCAGGGTGGAGATACCGACCACGGCGCCGGCCACGATGGGCAGGTTGCGGTCGAGGGTGCCGAGGGACCGGGCGAACTCCTGGGTCCACCGGCCGGCGGCCCGCAGCCCGGTGAGCTTGGCGGCCGCGAGCAGCAGTCCGACGTTGTTCAGTCGGGTGAAGATATGGATCGTCTGGTTCTTGGTCAGCAGCTTGATCGCGGCGAGGGTCTTGAAGTAGGTCCCCGGGTTCATGACGGTTTGGATCCGGAGCTTGTTCAGCTCGGCCTTCCTGATGTCGGCCTTGACCTTGGCCAGAGCCTCCGCCAGCGAGACCTCGTCGAGCTTCGTCTTGATGTGGAGCTTGCCGACGCCCAGCAGCTTCTCGATCTCGGCCTTGACCCCCATGAGCCCGGCCAGGTTGGGGTCGTAGTCCAGCGTGATGGTCTGGTCCCGCAGCTCCGCCTTCAGCTCCGCGCGCTTGGCCATGAGCTGGGCCTTGTTCAGGTGGACGTCGATCTTGACGGCGTCGATCCCGGCCAGGGCCTCGTCAATCTGTGCGATCGCCTTTTCCAGACCGGCCTTGTTCCGGTTGTAGTTGAGGCGGACCAGGATCGTGGGCGAGGACGCCGCCAGGAGGGCCTTGTACTTGGCCTCCTCCTTGGCCAGGGAGGACTCATCCGTGTGGAAGCTGATCGGGATTTCGGTCTTCTGCCGGCGGATGGCGGCGATCTTGTCCAGGACCTGCTGGTAGCCCTTGTCATCCTGGGCAATGGTCATCTCGACCTTGGCCTTGCGCATCAGCTTGTCGAGCTTGGCCTGGGCCTTGTCGATGCTGCCCTGGTCCTTGAGGTTGACCTTGATGGTCTTGGTCGGCTTCAGCATCGCGTCCAGCCGGGCCTGGGCGGCCTTGACGGAGTCGTAGTCGAGGCCGACCTTCAGCTGGATCTTCTTGGCCTGGACCTGCTTCTTGGCCTCCTCGACCTCGTGCTTCAGCTCGGTCGTGTCGGCCTTGACCTTGGCGGTGATCTTGACGTCGGCCGTGTAGCCTTTCAGCTCCTCCTTGACCTGCCTGTCCGTTGACCGGCGGAAGCCTTTAGCGTCGGGCCGGACCTTGATGGCTACCGCGCCTACGAGTTTGAAGTTAGGCACTGGGCCATCCCATCTGTCTGAAGAAATCGAAGTTGTCGGTGTAGACCGGCTCGGGGGCCTTCGCCTTCTCGGACGGGCCCTGCCACTCGGCCGGGCCGATCACGGGGAAGTCCGGGGGCTTGTCTTTCCACTGGACGGAAAGGGCCGTGTGGGTGTTGGCGGCGTTGATGGCCATCGCCGCAAGGCGGCGGTCCAGCGTCCAGATCCGGCGGTCGTTGATGGCCTCAATGCGGGGGTCCGGCTCGGGAAGATCCTCGGAGGCCCCGGGGTGATCGACGGCCACGGCGGAGAGGAAGCGGCTGCCCTCGGGAAGGTTGCGGATCATTGAGGAGATGACCCGGATACTGGAAAAGACCTCGCCGGCAATGAAGCCGACGAGGTCAAAGTTCCAGAACTCCAGGAGGTCAAGCAGGATCTCCTCGCCGTACTCCTCTATTAGTTCTCCGAGGGCGCAGCTTCCCCCAGGTCTGTCACCTCGGAGTATTCCCGGAAGATGAAGAGCCACATCCCCAGGTCTTCGGTGCCGGCCCATTTGGCCAGCACGGCATGGTCCCCCTTGGTGCGCTCGGCGGCGTGCAGGGCGTCGGACAGGACACTGATCAGCAGCTCGGGCTGGTCGACTTCGGTGTCCTCACCCAGCTCCTTGACGCGGGCGTCGACGTCCAGCGCCGCAGCCACGGCCTGGCGCTTTGACTTGGGGAGGCGGAAGATCGGCTTGAAGCCCAGGACCCTCCCGTCCTCGGTCTCAATCTCGAAGTCGGGGTACTTCTGTTCTGCGCCCTTGCGCAGGTCATCCAGCGTCAGTGCGGACATGGCGGATCTCCTAGATAGTTGGTGTCGCGGACGGGGGGTAAAGCCTGTGGGGCCGGGTCCGCACCGGCCCCACAGGGGTCTCTTGTGTAGCTACTTCTGGTCATTAGCCGGGCTAATGTTGCTGGGTAGCTACATTGGGACTACGGGGCAGCGACAGCCACAGTGGGATCTGTGGTGTAGCCGGAGCCGCCGGCAGTCAGGTTGATGGAGGTCACGACGCCGCCGGTCACAACGGCGGTGGCAGTTGCGCCGGTACCGCCGCCACCGGAGAAGGTCACAGCCGGCACCGTGGTGTAGCCGGAGCCGCCGGAGATCACGTTGACCGCGGAGACGGCGTTGGCCGTGCGGGTGGCGGTGGCGGTGGCGGTGGAGAGGATGACCTTCGGGGTCAGCCAGCGGAAGGCCCAGTCGTTGGCGCCGTTCTGGAGCGGGGTGACCTTGACGGACAGCTGCACCAGGTTCTCGGTGTCCGAGACCGAAAGGTCATCGGAGCGGATGATGGACGCCTTCGGGGCGTAGATGCCGGCCGTGGTCTGTCCGTCGTAGAACACAACGAGCCAGGCGACTTCGGTCGGGACCGGGTTGGCCGGAACAGAGACGTTACTTGAACCGTCAACGGTCGCATTTGAGCCGTAATAGAGCTTCAAACTCTGACTATCAAACTGGAGCAAATGCATGACAAAGCTCTCAGTACGGGCCGCGGTCGTGGTGCGCAGGGTCGCGTTCTGCAGCGACCGGAGCGTCGTGGTGTCGCCGCCTTCGGAGGCTGCGGAGAGGATGTCCGCGACGGACGTGTGCCCCATGTGGGTCCACGTTCCGGACGGGTTGCGGAGGTCGGTGGGGAGGGCGGTCCCGACCGGTGCCGTGTAAAAGTGGCCTACGCCTACCTTCAGGACGGCATCGCTATTAAGTGCCATTTGGATTTTCTCCTAGGAAGGGGCTCGGCCCCATGAAAAAAGCCCCGTCTTATGACTGGGGCTTGAAGCGGTTTGTGATGGTGCTCTGGTCCGGAGGTCTCACCAGGACGCGCACGATGAGTTCGTACCGGACGGCGTTTTTCGGGAGCGATGTGTACTGGACGACGCTTGTACTCGTCTGCCAGTCGGAGACTTTTGCCGGGTGGGTGGAAACCTGCATGACGGCGATGGAGCCGCAGCCGGGGATGGACAGCTGCTTCTGCTGCGCCTGGCGCAGCGCGTAGCGGCACATCTCGGCCAGCTCCTCGCCCTGCTCGTCGGCGTCCGGCCCATCGGTGATCGTGGAGACCATGATGATGGCCGATTCCATGAACCGGTCGTCACGGGTGGCCAGGGCCAGCGTGCCGGAGCGGCGGTCACGCCGGGCCACAATGGCCGGCGTCTGCATGTTCTCGGAGTAGGTCGTGTAGATGTGCACGTTCTGGCCGGTGAAGAATCCCTCGAGGACCTTCCGGATCAGCTCGTCCACGGAGCCGAAATAGGGGGTGGGGGTGTAGGTCATCAGTCCGCCTTGTGGTGATAGCGGGAGACCGCGCGCTCGAAGACCCAGCCCAGGATGTGCAGCCCGTCGTGGTGGATGGGTTCCGCCAGCCTCTTGCCGAAGACGTGGGTCTGGGTCCAGCCGAACTCGATCGACATCGCGGAGCGGTCGGCCTTGTTCAGGCCGGCCTTGCCCTCGCCGCCGGGATCGGCGTCCCGGAGGTAGACGTACCAGTCGGGGGTCCGGGCGCCGGCATGGGGGTGCCGGCTGACGGTGACGTGCGCGGCGCCGGTGCGGTGGTGGTGCGACAGGGCCAGGGAGGCCTCGCGGGCCATGCCCAGCGCCTTGCCGTAGATGGCCGCACGGACGCCGTCCAGGTGGGAGACGGTGTCCTCGACGGAGAACCTGCCGCTGGAAGGGGACGGGGATCCGTTGGGGGACTTCCACTCAATGTCATGGACCATAGGGCTCATCCAGCCGGTTGCGGGAGCGGATGATGAACTCGACGTGCTGGGTGGCACGGGACAGCCCGGGACTGATCCGGGGAGGGGACGCCAGGTCCCA